AACTTACCCAAAGGTTTAGATGGGTCGTGGTTTAGTAAGTGCTTAATCCTTTGCTTACCATCTACTCCCCAATCTTGGATTGAACGCTTAAATGCACCTGGCATCATAATATCGCCATCGCTATCCACCATACCAAATGCAGAGAAGTAACCACTTACTACCCCACTTTTCGCATCAACATCTTTGACCTCAAGACCAAAAGACTTGTAATTGTATATCATATTTTTGCTCTTTGTATTATCGTTCTTAATTGTCTCTTCCTTCTGTCCCTCCTCTGCCAAGTAAGCCCTATAAGCCGCGTTGGCATTATCCCTTGAAGTGTAAATACATTCACCATCTCCAATCCTATATTTTCCGTTTGAACATTCGTAAACTGGCATATCATTTTATTATTAGTTGTCCGTTTGCATCTCGCTTAGGAATAAATCCTACTGCGCATCTGCAATTAATTGTAAATCCTTTTGGTGCCGTTGGGTCACCTGGTGCATCCACCACAATTGGTCTCCCAACCTTATCCGCACTTATGAATGGCTCGTTGTATGCTACAATCTGCCCATCCATATTCCAATGGTCAAAGAAGTCTTTAGGTATGCGCCTTGTTCTCGCATCTCTTGTGCTTATCCAAATCTTATCAACTTGGAATGGCAACTTCTCTGCACCTTTTAATGCTGCATAGTTGCTTGACCTCATCACCTCCGTTCTTGCTATCATCACGCTCCTATACTTTGCATATTGTATCTGTGGGTCGCTAAGCACCAACTTTGCTATCTCCTCATTACTCAAGCCTTGTGCCATCGCATCGTTCACTATCACTATCAACCTATCTTTGGTTGTCTTAGTCATTAGTGATGCAAGTAAAAACCCCCATTGAATTAAAAATGATGTTATCTCGTTCAAAAACTCATCATTCAATCCAAATGGATTGGCAGCCTTCTTGCTATCCACACTCACTGCTCTAAATGTTGCATTGCCGAATGTTGTTGCCACCTCTCGGTACATCTGCCTCATTACAGGCATCAGCTTCTCATCCCACGCAACTGCACCAAGCCCACTCACCGCAGCACTCGCACCATCTCTTCTCACACTTCTTGCAAAGTTCTCTAACTCACCCTTTAATACACCAAAAAACAAAGAACTATATTTCTTATCAAGAGTCCTTCGCAGCCTCTCCACCTTCAGCCAATATGTCCCTCGCTGCGTTGCGTTCATTGATAAGTTTTAATTTATACGACATCCTCACTTCCATTCTCATCGTCCTCTCCGTTAGGCACGTCATTTCCGTTGGGATCCTCGGAAATCTCGTCATCACTATCGCCCATATCTCTTTGTCTGTTGTCGTTGCTGTTATCATCTGCAATGCTTAAGTCCATCATTACTTGTGTAATTGGCACAAGCCCTTGATTGATATAACTCATATCCCACGCACCCTCTTTCTTAGAATAGTTCATCGCTACTCTCTTCTCATCCATCGTTAGCCAGTTCGCATCACGAAGAGAACGTACCATCCTCTCCATATCTTGCTGCATCTCAGGAAGAGCAGTTATATCAAAGTCAATGAATACATCCTCACCAAATCGAGGCACAAGCCATTTGTTTAACTCATCTCTTAATGAGCAGCACATTGGCATAATTGTGTTGGTGATTAGGTCACGCATTGCGTTTTGATAGTTGTTGTATGATGACGTATCAACATCGAACAATACCGCAGGCATTCCAAACACCCTACACCACTGATGAAGGCTCATCTGCATTGTCTTAACAAGCTCCATATCTACCGATGATAGACCAAAGTTTAAATAGTCCCAAGGAGTTTGCAGCACTGCAACCTTGCCTTTATTGTCAACAGTGTTGATGTCCTCGTTCACTGCTCTTTTAATTATGTTTGCTTGCTCTATTGTGAAGTTTGGTACCACCGTTCCAAGTGGCTTAGGAGTTATTGCACCCTTTGCTCCACCATTAGCCGCCATCATTGCACTCGCATCAGCAGCATTGTTGCTCATACGAAGTGTTTTGTATGCAGCACGTAATGGTGACAAGCCACGCAAGTGCGTTCTTGTGGTTGCATCAAAATCAGGGTTCCAAGTTTTCCAAGCACATACTTGGTCTTTCGGAATATCTATTCCTCTGTCCACCATAAGTCTATATCCAACGAGTCCATAGAGGTCGTTAGGGTCGGGGTAGATATCCAAGAAATGGGTTGGAAGCACGTTAAGTTCAGCGAACTTTCCGCCCATCTTTCCATCATTGCCGTAAATATTACCTTCTCCTGACAAAAATCTATAACCAAATAAGTTTTCGAGGAACTGGTCTTGTGCTTGGTATTCATTCGGTCTTTCTAATAGTCTCGCTAATGCAGAGTTCATCACAATGTTCTCACTATATGCGTTCTTCCTCTCTATCACCGCTCTCTCAAACGCACCTTGATTGCCCAAGCCTTTTGTTAATTGCTTGTAACGCATTAGTGATGTCCTACCTTTCTCTGTATTGTTTGTTTTGTAAACGTACCAAGGAATTGATGCCGCTTTCCTCGCAAGGAATGACACGATGCTATACACATCTGCATTACCTAAATATCCCTCGTAAACATACTTACCATTCTCATACTCTTGTAACAACGCTCCGTTGATGCCCCTAATATTTGTTGTTACATTCTGATTCGGGTCTAAACCCTTTTTCTTGAATATGTCTAATAAACCCATCTATTTTTATATTGCACCCCAAGTAACACTTGGGATAGTTAATTTACTAAATATGCCGTATCTAAGTGCATCAAGAATATGGTCATTAAACTTCACGGGAGCATCAAGTTTGTTTCCATTGCGGTCCGTTTTCCAACGATAGTTTTTTATTTCCTTTAACAAATTTACACTATCTTGGTGAATAAACAATGGTGTCGCTTTTACCGTCTTTATTCCCTCCGTCACATCTTTGTTAGCAGGTTTGGCATTGAACCCTCCCCTCACTATACTCTCTATCGTTTTCGGTTCGGCAGCATCACAATACAAATCATCCCACTTTTCTATGCCTAATGCCTTTAGTCTGTCTATCACATCATCAGTTGTCATCTTCGGCTCATATATCAACTCTTGACAATATGCAGCATCTTCGTGGAAGACCACCTTTACAAGAGCCGTAGGCACGTTAAATCCAAAGTCCAACCCGTACACCACTTCACCATCCTCAGGCATCTGCTCTGTTGTTTTCCAGTGTGAGTATATCAAGTCTTGTGATAATCCTCTCTCACCTAATCCGTAGATAGTCCAATAGTTAGGGTCAGCATCCTTTAACCTTTCCAACTCCAAGACTAACTCATTTGGAAGAAATGGGTTATCACGGAAAGTAGTAATGTGAAAGTCTGCATCATCTCTTGGAATAACACTATCGTAAATCCAAGATGATAAGTCAGAAGGGTTATAGTCAATCACTATCTTACCCTCTGTACGCATAATCAACTGCATCCAAGCCTCATACGTCAATTCGTTAGCCTCATTGCAAAACAAATACGTTCTTGCACGACCACGAATTTTTTGAGGTTGATCTGCCGATACAAACTCCACAATATTGCCATTCAAAGAATAAATCTGGTCCGTCTTGTTGTGATTGTCCTCACTATAAATACCAAGACGGGAAAGTATATCTATAAAATCCCTTAACACCGTACCCTTAATGCTCGGAAGCGATTGTCGGACTATTGTTAAGGTCTTACCATTTTCTTGTAACAACTTTACAATAAACCAAATAAGTATATTGTAAGTCTTTCCACTACGAGAACCTCCTTGCATTACAGTGATTCTCTTCTTTGAGTCTGATAGTATTTCGTAGACCTTGTTAGTTTGGAGTTTTGCGTTCATAGAAAAAATTAAATTTCAATATAGGTTTATCAGTTTGAAAAGTATGGTATAAATAGGGGTCATCGTATATACACTAATAATATATAAAAAGTTGTATACTCATTTTACTGCTATCAAACCTGACGTTTTACCCCGCCTCGGTCAAATCCGATTTTCTTTAAGTCCCTCTCATTGTATCCCGCCCCTACCCCGTCGACCTTTGCCACTTTTCGTATATAATATACATTATGTTAAGTAGGCTCATAAGTGGTTGATATTCAACCCCTCCCCTACCCTACTTTAGTTTACCAGCACCTCTTCTTTCACTAGTTCAGGGCGGACCACCTCAACGCTAACCTGATTCAATTGCCCCTCGATTTTGTTTTCTATTTTCTGGGTTGGTAAACCTAAGAAATACTGCATATAAAGCTTTATTGCGTTCATATCGCCGTCTTTAATCTTAGACTCAAGCACCTTAAACGCGGTTGCCGCCATGGGTTCAAGCTTCTTTATTATCTCAGCTTCGTCCATCCTTCGCGGTCTACCACTATTAGGACGGAAACCACCTCGACCTTTTTTCTTTTCTTCTTGTATGATTTCGGTTTGACTATTCATTAACTGTTTAATCTATTTTGTTAGTATCTTCTTTAAATATGATTAACTCCATATTGTGAGTAAGACCATTGGATGCCGGCTTCTCTCTCTCATATATCCTAAATTTTACCCAGCCGTTCACCTTATTAATTGTGCTAAGGTATTCGATAAAGTCAGGCACGTTTATGTTTAACACAATTTCACCTTTTCTTTGCTTACTAATATAAAACCCTTTCTTTGTCATTAATTAACCTAAAATTACTAATTAACCAAATTATTTGTTATAATTACTTATCAATACTATGTTAATAACTATTAATTTAGATATTAAATAAATAAATATATAAAAAAAGTATAAATAAAATTTGGATATTATATTTATTCTGTATTATATTTGTATAAACAAAAACAAAACACAATGAAACAAGATGTCGCTAATACTTTAGTTTGTGATTTACGAATTGCCACACAAGATTTAAAACAGGATTATATTTCTAAGGTAATTCAGAGTGCAAAAGAAATGCATGAGGATGCAGTTGCATCTTTTGAATTAGTAAAGCAAAAGAAAAATTATTTGTATAACCAATACATGTGCAATTTCTCAAACTATGTATTAAGATGTGATTATAAAAAAATAGATAAAGAGTATAACAGGATTAAACAAATTGTATCAATGTCAGTTCAAGAATACATTAATCATGAAGTAAAGCATGGGGAATTTCACTATGAAAGTTCATTATTGAAATTAGCTGACAGATTATTAAGTAAAGGAATTTCTGAGAATTTTACAATAAATAGTGGTTATGTTGGTATGAACTTTGAAGTAGTAATTAAACATGACAAAGGACAAGTTAAAGCGTGGACCATTATTGCGTGTGGTCCAATTGTTAGACCTCATTACAGATATTTAATAAAGTAAAATTAATAGGGGTGAAGCATCCTACCAACTTCAAATATTTTAAACACTAAAAAACAAACACATGAAACAGTCACTACTTATCACTGCATTATTTTTCAGCGTTATTGTATTATTCAACCTCTCTCAGTGGGGTATTATCTAACCAATTTAAAATTTAAACACATGAAACAATTAACTACTTATTTCCGCGTTTATGCAAAGTTTAACGGCGAAAACAATTTTAAACCAATTGACTGCACAACAGGTAAGCCTGTTATCAATTTAATTTATGCAACTTTAGTACCAAAGGAGAATTTAAGTAAGCTTACTGAAACTTACAAAGGTATAGATCCGTCCTTTGCCAAAATTGAAGCAAGATCTACAGAAACAACTGAAACAATTAAAATAAATTACTAATTATGAAAATTCGCAAAAGTACATTAACCCTAATTTTATTTTTTGTTGTATTAATTACAGCGCTCAAAATTATCAATATTGTTGAACAATTATAACACATACTTAAACTACACTAAAATGAAACAAAATTTCACAACAATTGCAGATGCAGGACGCAATAAGATTAAAATTGCAAATTTATTGTCTAAGGGATCAACAAACGCGAAAACAGCGAAAAACGAACTAGAAACGTATATTATGTATATGGCACCCGCTACCATGGTAGAAGGTGTTAACATGTGCCCGTTTGCATCACCTGAGTGTATTGCACTCTGTTTAAATACTGCAGGACGCGGAGTGTTCTCTAACGTACAATTATCTAGAATTAAAAAGACTGAGTTTTTCAGAGATGATCGAGAAAACTTTTACATCCAATTGGGCAATGAATTATTAAAAATACACGACCAAGCAATGAAGCAAGATAAAACAATTGCAATACGTTTAAACGGAACTAGCGACGTCGATCATTTAGGTTTATTACTTAGGTATACAGGGATAAATTTTTTAGATGAATTCTACAGTGATCTAATTTTTTATGACTATACAAAAAATATTAACCACATAAAAAAGTACAAAAATAGCCGCTATCATTTAACTTTTTCCCGCTCTGAGTGCAACGACCAACAGGTTGAACAGGCTATTGAATTGGGCGCAAATATTGCTGTTGTTTTCCGTAACGAATTACCCGCAACTTACAAAGGTTTACCAGTGATCAATGGTGATTTGTCAGACCTTAGGATTAATGATCCAAAACAGTGTATTGTTGGGTTAGTGGCTAAAGGGAAAGCAAAAAAACAAAATTCAAACTTTGTAATAAATTAAACATTAAACACATGAAAAAGCAAGAAAAAAAGCCTATCGAAATTAAGGACGTTAAAAAAGCAATTGAAAAAAAGCTAATTGAAAAAAACGTGTCAAAGGAGTGGATCAAAAATAATTTTATAATTACAACATTAAAGCCATGAAAAAAGAAAAAACCATGCTTGAATTAATTACTGAAATTTTCGATAAAAAATAGCAGTTCAATACCCTATCAATTAGGGTATTTTTTTACGACCAATAGCAAAGCGCGTGGGCGGTTCGTTACCGCCATTGGTCGCCATTGAACCCTCACCAGGTAAACAAAATCTGGTAATTGATCACCAGGTAAACAAAATCTGGTAATTACTCACCAGGTAAATAAAATCTGGTAATTACTCACCAGGTAAACAAAATCTGGTAATTACTCACCAGGTAAATAAAATCTGGTAATTACTCACCAGGTAAATAAAATCTGGTAATTGATCACCAGGTAAACAAAATCTGGTAATTACTCACCAGGTAAACAAAATCTGGTAATTACTCACCAGGTAAATAAAATCTGGTAATTGATCACCAGGTAAACAAAATCTGGTAATTGATCACCAGGTAAACAAAATCTGGTAATTACTCACCAGGTAAATAACAATTATAATAAATTATAGCCATTTTAAGCCATTAAAACACTAAAATGATACCTGACTATTCACCACATAACAGAAGCCCATAAAACGTCTAAAAATAGCCTTAAAAATGAATTATATAAATTTATTATATGATAATGTGTATTTCATACACAAAAGACAATATGTACTTTTGTACACAAAGTCAAAACTGGTATACCTATGCCAAAAACCCCAACAAAAACTCCCGCCAAAAACCCCAACAAAAACTCCTTAAGGTGTACCAAAAATCTGCCAAAAATCTTTTACCTTATCTCCACCCCAAAAACTTCCAGTGCTTGCTTAACTTTTGTAAATTCTACACCATAAGGAATAGTTACGCTGAAAGTGAAATCTTGTTTCCATCTCATTGCGATGATGCTATTACAATGGTTGATCATATCTCCAAAAACCTCATAATTGGTATCTAGCATATCATTAGCGGTCCGAATGCTATGAATAACCGTTGAGTGGTGTCTACCTCCCAAAAACTCCCCGATGGCAAATTGTGAAGCATTGGTATGCAACCTCGCCAAATAGCAAAACAAATGCCTCGCCATTGCAATTTCTTTGTTCCTCCTTAATCCAAGTATAGCATCGGGATAAATACCAGTAACCTCTACCACTGACTCCAAAACATTTGATAAACTAATCATATTATAAAAATTAATATTGTTGATAACTATAAATAATAATAAGACAAAAATCTCTAAACACTTATTAGTGAAAACCGAGTACAAACCCATTTCAGAAAAATGGGTGGGTACACGATTACACGATTTTCACGATTTTCCTTACTCCACCCACTCCTATATTTTTTTGCCAAAAAAAAGGTGGGCATAGAAAAAACATAGAAAAATCGTGTACATCGTGTACCTGCACTGATA